ATCGCTCGTCATTTGATTTTGTATAATACCTTCGCGCATTTTCAAGAAATATTCAAAACTCTTATATTCAAAACCTTCTTCTTTTGTTACCATTTGGTATAACATAGGATATCGCTCTTCAAAGAATTCAATATTTGTTATATTATCTTTTAAACTGGCAATAATATCTTTAAAATCCATTTTATTTCTTTGTTCTTCTATGTAAAGCATGATATCTTGCACAATCGTTCTAATTTCATTAGTTTCCATACCATCTTTTACAAAAGCATGGTCGTCGTGTGTCTTCTGCTTTTTATCTTTTCTACCCATTTATATATTGTTAATATAATATTCTTCTTTATATACTTAGATAAAAAAGAGTACATAATTAATAAAATCTCTTAAATTTCAAAAAGTTTATAAAATCATTAAAAAAATAAGATTATGTACTCATTTTATAATTAGGTTACATTTTCAATATATATATATATAATATAAATAGAGATATCATAATGAAAAAAGAATTAGAATATACTGAGCTTGATTATTCACCTGGTGTTAATGTACCTCCTCCTCCTAAAAATGCTGGCTTATATACAGGAGACGTGCTATTTGATAAGAAACCATGGGGTAATACTTATGTAATTCCCTATGTTGAACCTGATGCTGTTTCGTACAGTGCGCTTTTTTATGCTAACCACCATATACCATCATATAATAGACCTGGTAATAATACAGTAAAAACTGACTTATATAAAAAATATAATAAAACAGATGATAATTATAATTTCAGCTGTCACATCAACGAAACCTTTGGTTGAGGTTTCTTAATATTATCCTTATTTTTTCTAAGAAAATCACAAATATACTTATATGTCTCGTCAACTTGTTCAAATGTTACACCTCCTGTGATTAGAATACTGCCACTTTCAAATAATGCTCCTGTTACTTTCTTACAATCACCTATTTTAGAACCAGTACCTTTGCCATAACAATTCGTTGGGCAATTACAAATACCATTCTTACATTCACTAATTTTATTCCAGAAATATTCTAATTTTACACCCTGATAAATACCGGGTTGAAAAGAGCATTTGTTGTTATAATTCTCACCAATAAANAATCTATGAATTTCTTTGCGTTTCAATTCAAAACCATTTGTCATCTCAGAATTAGTATATACCTTGAAATCTGTATTAATCATTCTGATTTTAAAGTTCTGATAACTCAACATATCAATATCATTATCTTCTGATAAAATTTTATTTGTTACATTTTTATAAATATTTCTAATATTTTTAATAATGTTATTAACAATAATTTCAGTATCCTCTACCTTCTTAATACCTGTCAATTGTATGTTTCCATTTTTAAAGATTTTTACATTAGGTATATATTTATCATTAAACATATAAATAATAGTAACCTGGTTATCAAATCTATTCTTCTTTACTTTATCCTTCTTGCTTTTTCGGCGTTTCTTTGGATATGTTCCTCGCGAAACATCTTCACCTTCCTTCATAAATTGAATCCATACAATACCTTCTTTATTATCAAAACATTCTGCTTTAATATCAATATTATCAAATAAGACATTTAAATTAAGATTAATATTTACACCAATATTGGCATTACAAGTGATAGTTGAAATTCTATACCGCGAAAAGTAAATCTCCGACATTATACGTAATATATAAAGGATATACGCCTTATATCATTTTTTTATTTTACGGCTTTCAATTTATTTTCAATTATATTTTTTAATATTGAAGGTTCTTTTCCTTGCTTATTGATATTATCAGTTATATTTTTGATATAAGATGTATTAACTATTTCGTAGTTATGTGTAGTTGTTATCATTGGTGGTAAATTTAATATATGTGTTTTATCATTAGTTAAATGGCTGCTTCTAAACTCCTCAATTGTTAATGGTCCATTAAATATTTTTAGTAAAAATCGCGAAGGNGATGGTCTTATTGGTCTGTTGCACCCATAATGTTTACTCAACATTTGTATCAAACTATTAATTTCCCAAACCTTATCGCTACCACAATGAGAAGAGAAATTATAAGCATTTGCACACTCGAGCGAACAAAAACTACCAAATAAAACATAAGAATCTGTTTTAACATTATATTTATAAGGCATCCCATATGATCTGTTTTCTATCGGATGACAACACCAATAACAGTTATTGTTACTGTTAAGTATATCTTTTGAATAGCCATAATCTAACATAAATTCACCATTTGTATCAATNTTTTCTAGATTATTGTCCTGTATATTATTGTAATGATTTGAATCATTTAAATAAAAACAATCGGGTTCATAAGGTATTGGTTGTTCATGTATATTAGCGTCATCTATATTATCATTTATATCCTCTGTAATCGGTAATTGTAATATAATATCTTCATTTTCAACCAACGTTACATCTTTCACCATAGTATTCATTAAATTTTTCNTTTTTTTCATTTCTATTGCTTTGTCATCTTGATTTTTTGATTTTCTGGGCATTTTATATTTATTGTTAATGTATATAAGGCTATATTATTTATATGTATTTTAATCAAAAAACTTTATATAATTTGTCATACTGCTAATAATATCTTTATTCATTTTTTCTATTGGCGTTATAGTTTCTACTTTTAAATTAGTAGTAGCCGAGGATTTTATACATTTATTCTTAATCTCTTTTATCTCTTTACTTAGAGACGCTATGACATCAATTAGATATTTTATTATAAATCCTGCTAATAATATAACTACCAATACAATTAAATCCATTCTTACTACTTTCAATGAATAAAAAAATTAAACAAATTTTAATTGCGCACTACCATTTATTATAGAAAGAATATTCAATTCTTTCACAAAGAATTTACCTTCATATAATACATTGTAATTATAAGNTTCACCCAATATAGCTTTTGTTGCGTTTTGTATGGTGTTAAAAGCCGGGTCTTTACTATAATCATTTGTCGTTAATGTAACAGATGTTTTAATTTGCGAATTATTATATGANCCAGACGCATTGATTTTCTCAGGAAATAATGCAAACGAATAACAGTATATTCCTGTTCTAGGTATATTAGTGTGATAATAATATGGTTGAACATTATTATAATATTCCGCATTATAATCCGCACGACTTGTATCATTTGCCCATTTAATAACTGCCTTATTCATAATATTCATAGTTTCGGAGTATACGGGTGATGCTGTGTAATTAATATAATTATTATATTTATCTAACATATCATTTCTTCTAATAAACCATATAATTTCTTTTACATGATTATTAGCATTAGTAATATCACATGTTACTGTTGATTGTGCTGATGTGTCAATATTTAATTCAGTCAATTTAACAGTATCTATAATATAATCCATGCTATTCGTTTCAATAAGCATTTTACTACGCTCGNTAGTGTCTATAAATACATATGTCAAATGTAATTTATTTTGAACATCATGGTTCTTATTTTTTATGAATGTTCTAATCGATATGTTAGAATTATGTAGAGAATTATAAAAACTACTTGATACATATGTATTCAATTTATTACTCCATACCTTGTATAAACCTTCAATCGCGCGCTTATTAGTATATACATCTAACGTTACTTCATTATTTGCTAATTTTAATAAAGGCAATGCTAGTGATGGATTCCTCGTAAACCAAAAATTTAATGGCACCTGTATTTCTCTCTCTTTAATACTCGGAGTACTGCTCGCAAATGTAGATACTGGATAATTAATATTATATAACTTATTATTAATAAGTGTATATTTTGCCTGAAAACTATAAGGTGCGGTATATTCCGCAACATTACCAATCAACTTATTGTATTCTATTCCATCTTTATTAGTTAATTCATTCCAAATATTCATCCAATCGCTATATAATGTTTCAATCGTATTCCCATCTATCAATAATTCAGCACGATCTATATAATTATAACCTATATTTTCAACCCATCTAAATCTTAATTCATTGTTAGAATATATATTAGGTATTTTAAATGATAAATACATATTTGTTAATAAATCCGCGCGTCTATCGATCTTATATGTCATCTTTACACTTTGATAAAATCCCCCTCCGGCATTATTTATCGGAGGGGTCTCATAGCTTTCTAATGAAAAGTTTGTGTGTTTTTTATAAACGTACTTATAATAATTAATACACGGATTAGTTGTTATATATTCATCCATTTGTCCCGTTAAAACTAGCTGCAATAATCCGCCACCCATTTTATTGTTATATTAATACCTTAATAATATCTTATATATTATTAATAAATTTTTCTAAATCAACATATGTTCTGGCCCCCTCATATGATTTAACCATTTTATCATTGTTATCAGATTTATCTATTAGTAATATTGATGGAAATCCTTGTATATCAAACTTTTTAATTCTGTCCATCTTATCTTTCATGTTATATTTCTCAAATTTACACTTATCCGAATTAGAACTCTCTAATTTTTCCCAAATACCGCTTTCACTGAATTCNTCACAGTGACCACAACCGTCCATATAATAATATTCTAAACTATATTGTTTATTATTGTTATAAAAAGTTTCGCATATATTCTTACTGTTTAATATTAAAACAAATAATATCAATACAAATGTCGCTAATATAATGTATTCAATCTTAAACGTTTTTTTCACCATTTAATATATACTTCTAAAATACCAATAGATAATTATTTTTTACAACACGGTGTATTTATTAAATGACTAAAAAAATCATTACCATTATTGTCAATAAACTTGTCATATTTATTTTGTTCTATCATTAATATTCTNTAATCTAATTTATCATAGTTTGAATATTTATCTTCATTTATCATATATACGGTATTATTATTATGTTCCAATAAATATTTATAAATAGCCCCGTTTTTTTTTAAACCATAAACTATAAGAGTTCTATATACCGATTGATTCTTATAAACCTCTTCTAACTTGTTTACAAAATCGCTAAACGATTCAATGCTATTGGTGGCAATCGTCATTTTATATATAATATTAACAATGCCTTATGTATTTAATTATATAAGATTATTTATATAGTATTATATATTACAATGAATGATAGTATTATTAAAATAGATATAGCTTATTTTCAAAAGAGATATGAACAAATNGAAGAAATACCAGATAATATTAAGAATAAGGCAAATGATTTAAGTGAAAATTATAATTGTTTTAAATCCTATTATGACCCCAAAATGATATGGGCGAAAAAAGTTTATAATAAAAAAGAAAAAACAATAGCTCCAAAAAACAGATTTCATATTATAATTCCTGATTTTACCGATAATTCATTATTGAAACGTAAAATACTAGGTTTACTTAATAAAATAACAACCAAAAATAAATTATCATT